TTCGCTTCATGGGCCTTAGATAGTGATGACGATTGGCAACCACCAATTACGATGCCTGATGACGACAAGAAATATTCTTGGGATGAGGATGCTTATCAAGCCGACAATTCCAAGGGTTGGATTGAAATCGAGTAAATGCAATGGTCGCAGAAGTTCTTATTGGTTTAAAATTAGTTAACGAAAGCTGCAAGGCGATTAGGTCACTTATTAAATTAAATGAAGCGACTGATGTGTCTGAGTTTGGAGACCACATAGAGGGACTTTTTAAAGGCCAATCTCAGATTAAGAAACAGGCTCACCCTATTGCCAGCAAGTGGGGATCGTTTATGGGCAAGACAACAAGCGATAAATTTTTGTCTATGGCGGTTCAAGAAACTATTGAAGAGCGACTTTGCGATGAGCAATTAGCGCGAGTATCGAGACAATTGAATAAAAGATTTGGAAGTGAAACTTGGGATTTTATTTTAGAGAGCCGTGAAGAAAAAATGAAGGCGCATAAGAAGGCCGTTGCTGAACAGAAACGCGAGAATAATAGAAAACTTAATAAAGCTGTTGAAGTTATTGGCGGCGTGATTGTTGTCGCGGCGACGATTATTGGAATGATTTTTTATATTAAATATTTGAGAAAATAATGGAACTTGGTGCTAGAGAAATGCTTACGTTTGCCACAGTCTTATGTGGTTTAGCGGGAACGTGGGCTGTAATAAAATCAACTGTAGCACGGATTCAAGAAGACTTAAAAGGCGTATCAGAAGAACTGGCCTCATTAAATACTCGGCTAGATGCAACTGAGAGCGGAGATGCAGTGACAAAACACCAGCTTAATGTTTTAGGAGGTATGTTGAGTCCTCCAGAAATGGCGGCAAGATCACGAGAACTAGAAGGATTTTTGCATAGAATAAATGCATTAAGAAGAGACACTGATAGTCTCATGCATATCCATAATAATGTACATCCTCCAGTACAAGGTAAAAAATAATGTTTAGTGTCCTCGTTCTTATTTGGGTAGTTGGTGTAAAGCCTCCTACTATTCTGGAAGACACGTTAGGGCCGTACACAACTGTTGAGAGATGTTTCTATAGAGGGGCATCTATTATTAAGGTTGCTGTTCAAACGGTTGATTATGCAATTGCAAAAGCAGAAACAATGTGTTTACAACAAAAATTAAAGGGAAAAAATGTTAACTTTACTCGGTAGTTTACTTGGCTTTGGCACATCATTTTTGCCTAAAGTTATGGATTATTTTCAAGACAAAGCAGATAAAAAACATGAACTGGCTATTATGGAAAAACAAGCCCAGATTCAATTAGATCAAACTGCAATCGAAGCAAACATCAGGGAAGTGGAGACTATTCATGAACACGACAGTTCTATCGACGGTGGCCGTTTTATTAATTCTGTTCGCGCTTCTGTTCGCCCTGTCATTACTTATCTATTTATGGCCCTTTTCCTCGGAGTGGAAATAACAACTTATTATCTTTTAATACAAAATGGTGTTGCTCCGGGAGATGCGCTTGTTGCCGCATGGGATGAACAGGTTATGGCAATCTGGGCAAGCATAATTGCGTTTTATTTTGGTGGAAGGCAATTCAGGAAGTGAAAATAAATGAGGAAGGATTAGAAATTGTTAAACTCTTTGAAGGTTACCGCTCAAAACCATATAAGTGTAGTGCTGGCGTGGCTACAATCGGGTACGGTAGCACTTATCATATTAATGGCAATCGGGTTGCTATGGATGATAGAGAAATTGGTAAAGATGAAGCCAATGAGTTATTGGTTTTTGGATTGCGCCACGCTGAGAATGCAGTTGGTCGCACAGTTAAAGTCCCTTTAACCCAAGATGCCTTCTCTGCCCTTACTTCTTTTATTTATAATGTTGGTATTGGCAATTTTCGCTCAAGCGTCCTTCGTTCACGGCTTAACAGAAAAGAATACACAGGAGCGGCAAATGAGTTTTGGAAATGGAGAAGAGCAGGAGGAAGAATACTTAAAGGGCTTGTTAGACGAAGAGAGTTTGAAAAACGTTTATTCCTTAAAACAAGTTTTGAATAATGGTACAAGAAACAGTTCCTGAAGCAGAATTTATAAAAATATGGCAGGAACTTGGAACAAAAGGTACTGCGGAGAAACTTGGTATTGCACGGCGTACTGTTAGAAAGCGCAAAGAAAGAATAGCAGAGCGTACAGGATTAGAGTTATCAGGTAGAATACCAGATGGGCATCATTTAAAAGGCAAGTCTACTCTCTATGATGCTGACGGTAATGTTGTTATTGAGTGGGTTAAGACAAATGTTGATAAAGAAGAAGCTGTACTAATACAGGCAGAAATTGTTGAGGCTTTAAAAGAAAAGATTGTTAGGGCCGATAAAGTTAAATCACCAAAAGAAACAATAGATACATTAATGACATTATATCCTGTTGGAGACCATCATTTTGGTATGCTGGCATGGGGAGAAGAGACAGGAGAGAGTGATTACGATCTTCAGATAGCAGAAAACCTCCTCGCTAAAGCAACACAGCATCTTGTAGATAGTTCCCCAGATAGCGAAGAAGCTGCACTTCTTTTATTAGGAGACTTTATGCATTATGACAGCTTTCAGCCTGTCACACCGATGCATAAGAACCTTCTTGATGCTGATGGGAGGTTTCCGAAGATGGTAAGGGCGGCAATACGAGCAATACGCCACCAGATAGAATGTGCGCTAGAAAAGCATAAACATCTGCGCTTGGTGATTGAGATCGGCAACCACGATATAGCAGGGACAATATGGCTTATGGAAGCGTTTGCCATGTTTTACGAAAAAGAGCCGAGAGTGACGGTTGATACATCACCTCGACCCTTTCACTGTTTTACCTTCGGGCAAAATATGATCGGAACACATCACGGACATAGCGTAAAGATGAACGCCTTGCCGTTAGTATTTGCAACCGATTGGCCAGAGGCTTGGGGGAACACTAAATATCGCTCAATTCATACAGGCCATGTACATCATGACCAAATAAAAGAAAATCCTGGTGTCAAAGTTGAAAGCCACGGTATACTAGCTCCCGGAGATGCTTATGCGGCAAATCATGGATATAGATCCCGACAATCAATGAAAGCTATTGTTCTACATAAAGAGCATGGCGAAGTTTCACGTTTTACAGTTAACCCCGAAATGCTGGAATAGATATGCTTGCTAAAGATATTTGTGTAACTGCCGCTAAACTTATAAGTGGCGACAGAAAGGAACAACATGGACCTGATATGAAAGAGTCGTTTCAAAGAACGGCTAATCTTTGGTCTAATTACCTTGGTTATAAAATAAAGGCAAAAGATGTACCTATTATGATGGTGTTATTAAAAGTTACTCGTGCTAAAGACGGTGCATTTAATCAGGATGATTATGTAGACATGTGTGGATATTCTGCAATAGCAGGGCAAATTGATAGCGATTAGCTATTCTTTACTAATAAAAATTTAACCATAGCCCTCATCTCCTCAATAATTTGTTGAATTACACATATTTCAATTTTAACCATATCATTCTCGAACACATCATCATGCAGAACATCAATCAATTTATTAAGGGCCTCAGTGCTAACACCATATTCAACTTTTAAAGACCCCACTTCATTTCGATGGACAACAGGCTTAGATTTTTTATTCTTAGCTACTTCGCTCCACTCGTATACAAACGTTAACTTGACATCTTCTAACAGCATTTTGATACCTCATTTGTTAAAATAATATACCACACCGCACATTAATTAAGTTTCCATCTATAAAAAATATGATCTTTAATTCTAGCAACAATAACCTTATTTATTTTCCACTTTGGATTGACTTTAGTTGAATGGTAATGGGTTGCGCCGTTTGTTAAAGGGGCAAATTCTCCTGACAAAATTCTTTCTGACAATGTTAATGCCCAACGATAAGCATCAATATCAGTTGGATGATCTGAAATACGATTACAATACCATGAAAATTGACATTTATTTCTTATTGGTAATTCGTTTTTGTTATTGTTAGGATATTCAGCTTGATATACGACATCGCAAACACTATTAGGATATCGATTATCAGCTACTCTATTTAACACAACTTCGGAAACAGCTATTTGACCGATAACGGGCTGGTTTCGAGCTTCGTGGTAAATATTTAAAGCTAAACATAAAATTGCTGTTTTTAACATTATTTTAATTCATCAAAATGTTCATACGCTTCATCTATTGTTCTAGTTTTTGGATTATCAGCTTTATACCTACCAGATTTTGTTCTAGCGCGTTTACGCTTTCTTTCTGGTTCAAAATTAAGTATAAAAAAACTAGTGCATAAATCACGAAATGTTTTAACATCTGACAATTTCATTATTCACCTTCCTTGCATGGACGCGCTGTTACAATAGGACCATAATTTCCATATCGATCCTCGCGTAGTTTTAATTGCTTAAAGTAAATCTTATTTCCTATTTTCTTTTTCCCTTCAGGTCCAAATGCTATTACACATTTATCATTTCCGGGATAACAATGAGGATTATTAGTAACAACATGGCATCCTATCCACGCATAATTACCACCACCATGCTCACCACTACATGCTGATAACCCTAATACTAAAACACTAAGTACAATATATTTTGTCATCAATCTCTCTTAAACAAATCAGGATGAATGTTCATATAACAACTGTCTTTTATTGTACTCAGTAAATCAAGTGATTTTGCAACGCGATTTTTATCCTCTTTATAATAAAGCAGATCAAAATCTGCGATTGCGTTATAAATCCATTTTAGTGTTTTTAAGTGATCTTGTTCAGTCATTTTTATTCTCCACGGTTTTATAATTTGGAACACATATTTTAATTTGAAAATTAATCATCGATTGCAATCCCATGTGAGTTTAATATCGCTTCAATTGCATTACATTCTGCGACAAATAACTCAATGTACTGTTCAGGTGTACAACAAGAACTAAGATTATGCTCTGCTAGTTCTGTGTATAGTTCAATGTACTGTTCAGGTTTTATATAATGATTATTCATTCAATCTCTTTCAAATTTGATAAAATACTATTCCATCGTCACCCCAATTACCCATTATTTCATTTAATGCTTCTTTTGTTATAGATTCAAAACGATCTTGAGTATCTGCGCCTCTAGTAGCTTCCCATATTCTAGTAGCTATAGCGTTTTCAATATTTGAGTGCCATGTTTCGGCACATTGTATTTTATGTAATGGAGATTTTGGTTTAATGTAATCATTGATTTCTTCCGCTTCGCATATCTCATCATGGAATGCATTTTTTACTTTTCCCATATTTGTCTCCTAATTGTGCTTGGTACTCTATTTCACTCAATTCTTGGCAATCTGGACATATATCCGTACCGCCAAGAGTTATTTTTTCAACTGTTTCAGTTTGTGTTTCTGAACAATAAATAACTCGTTCAATTTTATATTTTGGTCGATATATGAAACCTTTGTCTTTGCATTTGGAACATCTCATTGCTCTTCTCTATAAGGGTGTGAGGGAGTGGTGTTGCCGAACCATCCGATAGGGGACCACTCCGCTCACATGTCTTGGGGGACATTACCCCTATCGTATTAGTCTAAGCTTGGTGGCCCACTTAAAGATGGAGCATCATTAGCTGGTGCTGGTTGTGATCCATTTGATTCTTTGCTGGAAAGAAGCTTTATTATTGAGCCTCCACCTAAAACAACTTCAGTTTGTCTACCTTTTTTGCCTTCGTTTGTTTCCCAAGTACGAATACGTAACTCACCTTCAATGTAGACTTGGGAGCCTTTTTTAACGTAGGGCTTAATTAGCTTGTCATTTAATGATTCTTGAAAGCTGACAATATCAAACCATGAAGTTGTTTTGTTGTCTCCATAACCGTTGTCACAAGCTACTGAAAAATTACAAACAGGTTTGTTACTTTTAGTTGTTTTAAACTCAGGATCTCTCCCAAGTCTTCCGATTAATGTTGCTTTACTATGCACTTTTGCTCTCCTTCTTTGGGTTAAAAAACTCTTTAGTATCGTTAAGTAATTTATCGAATGCTTTAAGATTTTTAGGCTTGTTTTCGTAACATTGGTCTAACTCGTCTTGGAATTGCTTTCTCCATTCAGACCAGCCTTTAGCATCACGAACTAATTTTAATTCTGCTGTAGCAAGTTCTGTCCATAACTCCCAATTTGAATCTCCATTTTCATCAGTAACAACATTTGCTGACGCTTCAAATTTAGGACGTTTTTCTAACTCTGGAGGTTGGTTTTTAGGGATCGCAACACGAAATGGATTTTCCTCATTATTTTCGTCTGCGACATCTTCTCGTGAATAGATATGTCCTGCTAATCCTATAAGCTTTAATATAACGCGATCTTTGGCACGTTTTTCAGCCATAGAATATGGATATGCATTTTTATTGTTTTTCGGACTAGCTTCGCCAAAGGTCCATTCTTTAACGTCACCTAAAGTGCCTTCAACAAGAACAACAACATTGCTAGGATTGCTGTCTATAACTTGTTTAAGTTCTGTCGTTATTTTAGCGGTCTGGGCAACCTGTTCTATATACTTATGAAGCATAACCCATGTGCCGTGGCAGTCCCACAAAGCGTCTTCAGGTTTGAGTTTGTACTTTTTAAGAACATCTTTTATTTCAGGTGTTAATGGTTTAGCCATTATGTGGCCTCCTTAATGAGATGATATTCAGCGTAATTTACTTTATTTTTATTGGTTTTCATTTCAGTGATGATTGTATGACCTTCATCTCTGAGATCTTTAATTCGTGCGGCTAGACGATATATGTTGTGTTGCAATACAGCGTCAAAAGCACTTATTGGATTTCTTCGTAGATGTGAAAGAATGATCTTGTTTTGGCTCATTAGGCGGCTCCTTTGGTTGGTTCGAAAGCTTCTCGGAAAACATTAGCAACTTTGTTGACTGATAATTCGTTTTGGTATTGAGAACAGAAAAGGGCGGCATGACAGTAATCCTCACATCGTTTTGGTGTGCCATGTCGTGTTTCGATATAAAGTTCTAGTGATTTATCTTGTGAACGTGCTTCTTCAGCTTCTTCTGCTGTATCATAGAGTTTAACAGCACGTTTTCGTCCGGGTTTCATAAGAGCGTGTTTTGTTGGTTCTTTCCATCTTTCTTCATCAGTGCATCTAAGCTCACGCATATTAAGATCATCTTGTGCGTTTTGATGTTGTGCTACTTTTAGTTCTATAAACGCTTTAGTGTGATCTGGTTCCCATAAAGGTATTTCAAGAACTGCTATCTGATGTTGAGGATAATCTTTGTCAAATTTAGCTTTAGATTTTGACCAATCTCTGAAGATAAAGATGACTTCAAGCTTTTCTATATTTATCGACATGTTCTCACGAACAAGATGTGCATAGCAGTTTAACTGCTGAATACGCTCTTCTTTGATGCCATAGATATATTCCCAGACAGAAGCCATTTTGTAATCTTGAAGGCAGTTGTTGCTGACATTAATACGATCAAACTGCCCTGAGACCCGCCAGCCATTAACGTCAGTATATAGACGCTGTTCTTTAAGATCACTTGTGTCGGCTTTCTCTAATATATTGTGTATTGATTTACCCATAAGGGCATAGATCTCTTCTGAGACATCTTTGGATATTTTGTCTTTATGTTGCTTTTCTAAAGCAACTTTCTGGGGTGGTGAAATCAGGCTCGTCACACTGATATCACTTTTACCCGCGTCATACTCGTCATTAACAACAGCATCAACGATAGGCTGTGGTAGATTAAGGTAATTTGTATATTGCATTTGATTTCCCTTTTCTATTTTAGTTTTTTAATCAAATAAAATCTGGATAAATCGTGGTAAAGAATCTTTAAATTTTTGTGATTTCTGTAAAGGGTTGTACCACCACGCTTCATGGGAATCGTACTTCCTATCTATTTCATCTTCCCATTTTCGTTGCACTAAACTTTGGCAATGCTGACATAGGTGTGATTGTGTCCAAGCATCATATTCGTCCCAATTTTCTTTTGTATTTTCATTGGCCATTTTTTGCTCCTTGTAATCGTTTATGGATAGATTTTATTTTTTGGTAAGTTATTTTTTGTCTATGAAAATTATCTGGTATTGCTTCTCGTATTTCAGAGATTTTTGGGTACCATTTACAGTTATTAAGTATATTTCTGTAAGTCTGTTCTAAATGATATTCGGGTAAATCTTCAACAGCCCTCCAGTAATCGTCTAATATTTCATCGTGGTTTTCTGGGGTTCCAAAGTGATTGGTAAGTTTACCCAAAAAAACTGCGATTGATGTGTCTTTAACTGGTTCCATAATTTGGCGATATTTTTCCATTTCGTATTCTACTTCCTCTATATCAAGATCAATCGGTAGATATGCCAGTTGAACGCCGCTCCAATACGGCGGCGATATTTTTTCGGCCTCTGTCAGTGTTTTCCTGACTTCTGGCGTGGGGGCTAGTTTTTGCAATTTTGTCATTTTGCCTTTCCATTTTTATCCATTTTTTCCATGCAGACTGCCAGTTAACATATTTTGTTGAGTGGGTTTCTGCGTACAGAATAAAGTTTTCAGTGATTGAATCGAGGTCAAGATCTGGGCGTTTTTGTATAGCCCATTCCAGATTTTCATCAGTTGGTTTGAAGTCTTTAGGGAGAGTTGTTTTCCTACTCTCTCTTTTAGTAGAGTTATTAGTAGTAGTTATAAGGTTACTACTAGATAAGGGATGGTCGGCTGACTGACCTTGTTGTTCAGTAGGCTGACCAGTAAGGTCACTATACTGACCATCGTACAGTATTCTGACCGATGAATTTTCTCGTTTTATAAGCCGATTGTTTTCCAGTTTTGTAATAGTTTCGACGACCCACGGCTTACTGCGACCACATAACTCTCCTAATTTAATATATGTGGTGTCAACAAATCCGTTATCATCGATTTTACAACACATGGCGGCAAATAATGCGATCTGTGCAGGGTCGAGTCCTAGTTCAAATATCTTCGTCGGCATTATTGTGAATTTTGACATTTTTTAACTCTTGGTCATTGCTCATTAATTTTATTAGTGTTGTCATTGGCATAATAGCCATTGGTTCTTGATTGTTAGCTATACAGAACAGTAGATCGTTATCTCCTAACCATTTGTTGATGGTGGTAAAACCTGAACCGTTTTTTCTGGATTTAACTTCTGCTCTAATTTTTTTTCCAGATATTCGAATATCAACATCCCCGGCAAAATTACCACCAGCACTACCAGATAAAGGAACACGAGCTGCATCAATATTATTTTCTCTAAGTATGTTGACGATTTTCCTCTCATACCGTGCGCCTTTGTCCCTTGAGAACTTACCCACAATTCTTTTCTTTCAATTCAATTTGCAGACCTAGTGCTTGTGTCCAGCAATAAAGAAGAAATCCTGATGGCAATCTCATGCCACATTCCCATTTTCCAACAAGGTTATCTGCTACACCAATTATCTCATTGAGCTTTTCCTGAGAGATTTTTAGATCTTCTCTGCGTTTGACAAGTGTTTTTATTAAACTTGATGTAAACTGCTCAACTGTTTCTGGTTGTTGTTTATTACCTTGCATAAGTTGTCATATACTCCGCAACTATTTGCGCTTGTTTAAACCGAGGTGAAGTTAACCCTTTTAACCATCTATAAAAGGTTGTATCGGCTATTCCTGCATCTATACATGCTTCGCGCAGATCCCAACCTGTATAATCAGCTAAATCTAGCAATTGATCGTAATATGACTTTAATTCTGGATCATACATAATGTACCATATCTGGAAACTTGCAGTTTTGCAAGTCCTTTCTATTTTTTGTGACTTGTAACAAATTTATTTTATTAAAAAATATAGATATGCATTTATGCAGATACGGATTTTTGAATATGGGGCCAGACATCTATCTCACTATCAGTTAGACTAACTAACTTTATTTCTGGTTTTCTATACTTTGATGAATGTTCTGTATAAATACCACTTTCAATTTCTGCTTCAACAAATCGATTCATAAAAACTCTTGCCGCATTAAGGTTATCTGGATTATAAGGAGCAATATACGATTGATTCCCAATCTTTAAAATAACATAGTTTTTGGAAATTTTCATATTTTCTCCTTTGGTTGGGATTGTTTTTACGATATCTGCTAAAGAATTAAGATTACCTACAGATTTTGTTATTTTCATTAATGGATCAAAGAATTGATTTTGAATGTTATAAACCATTATGCTACCTCCATTAAATCGCTATCGGCTTTACTCATTTCAAGCCAAGGTTTGCTGGTTAAAGTTTTAGATACTTTATTTTCGCGTGTGCGAATAACATTATGTTTTTGACCGCGAGTATCTGGATGAGAAGACCAATTGGTCATCGCATTATAAACACCCCATACATTTCGATCTTCTTCATTATAAAGATTCATTAATGCTTCTAGTTGAGGTTCACTGACTTTATTTTCACTTGTTAAGGCTATTGTTTTTGAAAATAAGTGTTCAACATCAACTTTATAAGCGGGTAATGAAATCCATTTACGAAATTCTGCTTCTCTTTCGTGAAAGGCAACCATAGCTCGATTTATTTTTTCAATTGCCTGATCAAAGATTTCATTGTCAGAAATTTGTTTTGTATGTTTTCGTGTTGAGCGTAACCATTTCTGGATATCAGCACAGCCGTTTGAACACCACAAACGAAAAGCATCAAGAAAATATTGGCTGGAATAACTGCCATCATAACTATCATACATACGCAAACGTAACTGTGATATATCACCGACAGCAGGTTCAATAAGATGTTTAGGAAAAAGCAATTCAACTTTTAGTTTACGTCCATCTTCATAGACTCTAATTTTTGATTTAACTTCTGTTGTATCTAAATCGCTTTCTTTAAGCACCTCAATCATACGACCTGCATTATTCATATAAGGTCTGTGGACATAGCGTCCACCATGTATACCAAGAACCTCGTGAGTATCTGTTCGCACAATTGCTTGTGCTTTTTCTGGATCAATTTCACGATGTACAGATAATCCGTCAGTTATAGGCGATTGTATTTTAGTATATATAGATTGTGTTTCAGTAGGAAATTCCAGGGGCGATAAATCTACATCTTGTAAATCTGAACCCGAAGCTTTTGTGATAAAATTCATTGCTCTTTTCTCCTTATGTTGTATGATTCTAGTTGACAGCCACACCATGTGGTTGGTTATTGCTCTTTAATGGGTCGGTTGGTTTGGTCGCCAATCGGCCCTTCGAGCATAAAGGCTCATATGCTATAAGCTGGTTTTTCTCTTGGTCGAAATAGCGTGTTATACCCTCCATATCGATACGAAAGTCTTTCCACGAAAAATTTATGAGTGCATTAAAATCAAGAGGATATTGGTATTCATTTACTTGCATTAAAATCCACATTACAAACATTCGATCTTCTTGCCTATTTTGCCCTGTAAGGTCTTCGACAACGTAAGCCCAACGATTTGTAATTTGTTTTAACAAAGCACGTTCTTCTTCTAGCTCTTCTTTTGTTTTAGCTAGTTTTTCTTTCAACATTATTTCTCTCCTCTATTTGCGCTTGTTCCCCATCACAGCAATCTGCGATTGGGCGTTTACATCTGCCACATTCGTAATGTCCTCGAACCATGATTGGTCGAGTCCACGATCCACACCAAGGACAATCAAGCGGCTTCATCTCGTTTACTCTTTAGTCTTAATAAACGATCCCATGTTTTGCGTGGGAGCTTGTGATATATTGTCACTGAATGTTTTTTGAATTTAGCTTTGATATATCTTAATTTGACCCATTTTGGTCCGACACTCATAACAGTTACTTTGCGTCTGCCTGAACCTATACGAGGAGCTTCATCTTGCAGAAACAAATAGAGACACATAGGTTGTTTACTCATTTTTGCCCTCAATCCTGCGTTTATGCAGTTCTTTATGCGAAAAAAAGTTGGTTAGTTTTTGTTTTATAATTATTAATGGAATATACATAGCCGCAATTATTAATGATGCTATCATAATGTCTTCTGTTAAATACATGGCATTAATCCTCGTATTTTTTTGCTATCGCTCCACTTCCTTTAATTGCGATAAATATGCTCAGTGGGATCATTGCAAACAGTGCGAAGAACCCTAGTGTAACACCTGCGAGTACAGATGCCAATGCTATAACTGCATTTGTGCAGAAATATATTAATATACCTGCACCTAAACGATAGGATGCATAATTAAGCCACTTAAAGGTTGGGAATGTATCTTTAATGATTTGAAACATGCGTGTCATTTCATCACCTCATCAAGAGGACGGGTTGCTGGTTTCCATCCTTTTATAGTTAGCTTGTCATATCCAACAATCTTTTTAAGGAAATATAAGATAGTGGAGATCATGCCACCTGCTATAAGAGCGGTTGTCATGCCAGCAAATGTACCAAATAAAACAAATGATAAAATAAAGGTTGATCCTAAATCTATCCATTTATCAAAATATAAAATTCTCCTGATGTTACCGAATTTAAAAACAAGAAATAAAACTGCGGCTGTTGCGAAGCCAGCTAATGCGATTGCTTCTAGCATTATTATCTCCTTTGTTGTTTAAGTTTTATTTTATCTGCTATGCGTTTAGCTTCTGGTAATACGCGACTGTAATCTTTGTTACACCATTGAGCATATACGCGTTTAAATGTTTCCCAACACATATGGCAGTCTGGACATTGTTCTTTATGTACTAACCATTGGGTTTTACGTAACCATCCTGTTTCCATTTATACCTCTTTTAAAAAAATAAGCGACAATCAACAAAGATAGGTATCTATCTGCTCTGGTTCCTAAGGTGCAGTTGTATTTTTTGTCGCTTAAACTGAATAGTTTTATCTGCGCTTGTGGTCGAGGGCTCCGATCATAAAAAAAGGTGGTAGAGAAGCTCATCGATGTACGACAAGCCTCTCTACCAGTAGGTACTAGGAGTTTTGTTTGTTGTTGATACCAGCTTTTCTC